CTACTACATCACCTGTATCCGTTGCGTCGGACACAGCTGCTGCTTTATCCAGATATGCCAAACCCCCCAACGAGTCAGCTAAGTAATCAACAGACGCTTGTGTAGCAAAGCCGTCACCTGCAGTTACGTCAACCCCCAGTCTGGCAGCTACAATGGTACCCGCAGGGAGAGTCTCGGCAAATAGTATAGTATTGTCTACTATCTCGAAGCTGTAACCGCGAATTTGCCCAACCCCGTTAATCTCCACTATAGCCTTAGTGAATGCTAGGCCAGGAGTCACTTCGTCCGTATCCTCGGTCAGCACCGTGCTCCACGGGTAGCTAACTGTCTCTACCCCGCTTATAAAGGTGTTCTCCAAAGCGGACGTGCGCATACTCAAGGCATCGTCAGCGGCCTTCCGCGTAGCGGCCTCTGCGTCAATACGCTGCCCCAGCAAGGCGTCAGCGGCGTCGACGTATGCCTTAGTAGCAGCATCCTGGGAGTTGATTGGGTTGGCTAAGTCGGTTATGCGGTACCCGTTCATACTAATAGTGCCGTAGAATCCGGGGATAGCCCGACCCTCCACCAGCTCTTGCGCCAAGTGCAAGAACTGTGTGTTCTGGGAGTCTACGTTCACCTCGATGAACGGGGAGCCGCTAGCAAACTCAATGTACAGATACTCTCGCTCAGTCTTGCGAATGAGCAGTACCGTAGTGTCCACTGTTAGGGCTGTGTTAAGTCTGATATTAGTAGAGCTGGTCCAGGTGTACCCAGTGGTTTCCACCCCGTCTAGGTATACATGAATATAGGACTTGTCCAAATACTCAATATCGCACTGGATATCCTGAGTACCAGCTGGCTTGATTTGTTCTTGCCAGCTGTATGCCATGTTAATCGTCTCCGAAGTTATTGATGATAGCTCGCGTAGGTGCGAATTCCTGGATTAACGGTACCTGCTTAGTGAAGGTCTTGATATCCATATTACCGGTAGCCAGGTCCTGCACAGCCCCAAGCAGTCCTGTGACATAACCCATAGACGCCAACGAGTGACGCGGTGAATCCCCCGTGAAGATATCCTGCAGAAGCGAGATACCACCAATGGCGCTCATTCCCATTACAGCTTCCGTAACTAGTCTGCGAGTATCCGTATCCTTTCCATCCATGCTGTGCTTAGCCTTAGTGGCTAACAACATTAATGGGAATTGATATGCCATGATGTGCGCCAACCCAATCCACCCAGCATCGTTCAACTCTCGACGCAAAATCTTGTTGGTTGCGGCTACAGCAAAGCTTTGAAAGCCTACGATAAGCTTACCCACCGGGTTGAATTGAGCGAAGTGTGAAGTTTCACCGGTACGGATTTGCTGTACCAGATAGTCCATCATACGCACCCCTACAACCTCAATCTGCATCTGCAGCTCCGGGTCAAATACTGCGCCTGGGTTAGCCTTCTCTGCTGCAATAGCCCTATCCGCCACATCTCTGTCCAAGCCGAACTTCTCAAGGCGTTTGAATGCCTCGGAGTCGCCCTTGAACATCTGCTTGAGTTCGTCCGCTACAATGCCGGAGTTTAGGTTCACTTGCAACCTGTGCACCATGCTCATGCCGTTAACGTGACGCGCCGCCTGTCCTACGTTTTGCGTGACGTTGAACCAAGGGGCTTGTCTAGTTAAGTCAAGGTTGTCGTCTGCATAGGTGTTGAACCAACGAAAACGCATATCCCTTTGTACGCCGCCGCGCAGAATAGAGTCCAATCGCTCGGACATATCTTTGGAGCCAAACACCACATCACCTTCTTTAAACCAGGGTTGCTCCGCCATACTTCTAGCTACCCGTGTCATACCGAAAGTCTTCAATGACAAAGCTGTATCGGTAAGCTGATATAGTCCGGAGTTCTTTAGCATGGTGGCATTTGCAATATTACCCGCAGCACGAAGCATATCCGGTAAGTTTGCATCTGCCGGCATCCCTCCGAGTATGAAGTCTATAGTGTCATCCACTACACGCTCCCACTTTTCGGGGTTAGCCACAGAGTGCTTGCTGGCGTTAATCATGGTTTCCAGAGTTTTAAGGTCGGACACTCCTGCGTAGGCCATACCCACCCTACCAGACATGCGATTAGTGTAGCCGTGCATAACCTTAGGTACATTCGTATCCATCAGGTCCTGCATACGCATAGCCTGCCCGTCAACCATGTACTCCTTGCTCATATTAAAGCGGTTACGGTGACGTAAGTTCCTAGCCGGGTTTGTGGCCCCTGAGCTTCTGAGGTTAGCTGCAGCAAAGCTGTTAATGGCACTATCAGAGACTCCTGCATTACGCATAGCCCCAAGCAGCTCATCTTCGCTCATGCCATTAATCAACTGCCTCCACATAGGCCCACGACCAGCGGCCCTACCGTTGTATATACCATCCACCATTTCTTTAGCGACCTGCTGCACAACCTCAGGTTCAATGTTGGGGTAGATATCCCGCAGGGCTTGCCGGAATAAATCCCGGTAGTTGTCCAGAGTTCTGCCTTCCAATAACCCTTGGCGCAACTTGTCGTAGCTATATTGGCGCGGGAAGTAGTAGTCCGATTTTAAGACATCCGCATCATCCAGAAGCCCTGCTGCGCTCATATGGTCGTGCCACCTACCGGCCCACCCAGAGCGTTTATATGCTTCCACCAGGGGGGCTATATCCGCCTCTGGTACAGGTACTGCCCTTCCGTTTAACTGTGCATCATATGCGGAGTCCAAGTAGTGTCCCAGGCGGGACTCTAAATCCGCACGGGCCGCGCGGAAATTTGAGCGGTGGAAGAACCTAGATAGCGGTCCAATGTTACGAGCCTTTAACGCACTCAGTATAGCGTCTTCCACAATGACAGCGCTGGCATCCATCTCAAGGGTTAGGTTGCGCTTATAATCCACCACAGATGGACGGCGCGCGCCAACCGAAGTAGCGTCAGATACCAGGAGTCGGGCCAGGTCCTCACTTCCCTGAGCGATGTTATCATACAGGGCGAAGTTTCTAGCGAAAGCCTTTTTAGTACCTTCCATCATAGCTTTAGCCTTTAAGAACTCGTTCTGTTCTCTTAGTGCGCCCTCTGCCGCTTCGCGCATAATGTCTGAGCGGAACTCGTACTGCGCAGCGCGGGTGTTGTCTGCGGACCACTTAACAGCAGCTTCAAATGTATTTAATACGTCATCTAAAGAAGAACCTCTAGCAGTAATCCCAAAGGCCTGCAGCACCGCCTCACCTAGCTGGCGAAGTACGGATTTACCAGCTGTTTGACTTGGCGTTCTGCTCAGAAGCTGCACCCAATCTGAGTTGTTAGCTAAACCCGCGAGCATCTCGTGCGGGTCGGAGGCGAGGTACTTTAGCTCCCCTTTAAGGTTTGCCGTTTGTTGAAGGTGCTCTTGAATCGGCTTTAAACGCTCTACAAGACTCGGGTCCGCATCCAGCGCTCTGGAGGTAGCTGCGTGAATTAGCTCATGCAGAGCTGCTCCTCGAGTCTCTGCGTCTGCAGCTCGCAGCGCGTCACCAACCGTATTCCAAGTGCTCCCCTCCGCTGCCGCCGGTGCGCGTAGCGCCACAGTACCAGGAGCTGTAAGGTTGTCCGGATTAAATGTGTACCTACTCCTAGCGACAACGCGGTCAGTGCCCGCCATTAGCGTGAAATCAACGTCGCGCACGACTGGCTCAATTGCGTCCAAAAGTACCTCTTGCCCCCGAGTCAACGTACCCGTGCTGCGGAGATACTGTGTAACGTGATGTGCCTTTAAGCTAACTCCCGCCACATTCTTAGCTTGTACAGTGATGGGTTCAGCCAACACTTCATCCATAATAGAGTCTAGGGCCCTCTCCCCTACTCCGGTAACATTAGTGTCCCTTGCTGTACGAGTTGTAGGCGCATCCGGGTCAAACGCAGGCTCTCGCCCTGTGCGCAGCTTTGCTGCCGCCTTTGCTGCCCTAGACATATCCCACAGTTGGTCTATACCGGAAACCCCTGCTATTAGTGCCGTTACCCCAGCAGACTGCCCCAACTGGTCCTGTGCATACACTGCCGTGGCGACATCACCAGCACGGATAGCAGAGCGCACTGCTAGGCCGGTACGACCAGCAATGCCCCCAGCCGCCATGGGGGCTAATATGAAGGGGGAGTCCCCCAGTAACATACCAGCTACTCCTACAGCGACGTTGTCTGACATCATCCGGTCACGGTTACGTTGCGTAAGCATATCCTGTACGCGGTAATCATACTCTTCCCGGGAAGCGGCTCCGTGCAGATACTCAATTTCCTCTGCACTTGGTGTATACAGCTTTGTGCGGGAATCCGTGCCCAAGTACTTCTTCGCATCAAAACCCTGCTCTGGCATAAATGCCGGGGCAGAGGCCTTGCGGATAGCCGCAGCCACAATGCTGTTACCTACCCCAGCAGCAAAGCTATCCCCTGCTGACGTCGCGGGGGTCTTGGCTTGAGCCATTAAGGATGCGCGCTCTAGGGCAGATACACCTCCATCATCAGCGTCATTCCAATCTACGCTTGCAGGTGCAGGTTTAAGTGTTGCGCCCTTAGCAGAATCCTTTTCCTGCGGATTCGGTTCTTGGTTCAGAAACTGAGCCATATTATCTCCTAAAAGAATTTTGATAAGGGGAGGCCCCGAAGGGCCTCTGTTAGTGCGTTACTTCAAATATCCAAGCCTGTAGATGTTGCTCGAGATACTGTTTACGCTTAGGTTGCGCTTCCTTATAGGCGGGCTGCTGTCTTAGAATAGTAAGAGCGGCAGCAGATGCCTGAGGGATGCTGTATAGCGCAGCCCCTGCGCTGTCTTTCGATTTGCGCACTGCGGCCATAGCCTCAGCCACCGGGCCGGAACTCCCGTTACCTCCGTGATAGTTCAGGTCCACCATAACCTTCATGGCGTCCGCAGAAGCACTCAAGCCCTGCCCGCGCAGCTGCTTGTTCACGTTCGGAATGTACTGCTGCTCCAGGGAGGATTTCAGAATGCTGATACCGTCGTCGATAGTAACCTTCTTCGGAACCGGCATACCGGAGTTGATGTGCAGGCCGAAGCCTACGCTTCCCTTACCTTTGCCTTCCCGGAATCCCTCGAACTGCATGGTGTTGGCGAGAATCTCACTGAATAGTGAAGGCTCTACACCGGCCCCATTACGCCCGTTGACCTGTACGCTCACAGCCCTGCCGTTGTCGTGGTCGTAGAACGTAGCTGGGCGGATACCGACCTGCTCACTGCCAATCTTCATCTCACCAGACAGTGCCTTATCGTAAGCGTCCTGTGCAGCTACCTGGACATCACGGAGATTCACAGACATAGTCTGGAAGGTGCCCTTCTTGTCGAAGGTGGTGATGGTCATGTTCTGAGCGGAGTTACCTGCTGTAGCAGCCTGCACCACTACGCGCTCAAGGTTGCTTGGGTCGATTAAGGCGTTGACCTGGTTCTGAATCTGCTGCTGCAGGGATACCTTGAACTGCTCCTGGTCCCCTCGGTAATCCCCCATTAGGGATTGGATAGAAGTCCCAGCTGGCAGGTACACATGCCGAGGTGCTCCAGAGATATCCAGCTCCAGCTTACGGGCTTGGATGTTACCCTTGAGCATCGTGTTGATGTCGTCAGGGTCCTTACCAACCAACGACTCTGGGTTGTGGCTGTAGGTGTATCGGTACTCCTCTTCCATAGCAGCACGCGCTTCCTGACGCTGCGCATCCGCTGTACCAAAGAAGCTGAACCAGTTACTGGTGCCGCTAGGGTCCACCATCTTGTCCGTAGGGTTACTCTGGATGTTGCTGTAGCGACCACTGGCCTTGTTACGCGCCTGGCGGCGCAGGTCATCCAAGATAGTATTGCTGGCATTACTCGGGTTTTGTGCAATAGCTTTCTGCACCACCCCCTGCCACTCGGACGGGACCTCAGACAGCAGTGCCATCTTACCTAAGTCCGTACTGGTGCTATAAGCCTGTGCCCACAAGTTGATGCTGTTTACGTTCTCACGGGAAACCTCACCATCCTCGCCTAGCTGGTCCAATGTAGTAAGCGTACGAGCCATGTCCGAAGACATACGCTTGTGCGCCTCGTTGACGGCCCACGCATCCTTGCTGTTGCTTCCGTACGCCAGCAGCTGCAGGTTCCCTTCCGGAGTGTCTGGAAAGCTCTTGAGCAGCTGAGTACGTGCCTTATCTAAGTCGCCCTTGAACATCCCCGCCAGAGTAGAGCTTGGCATATTCCCAGTAATTGCTGTGCGCAATGCTTGGGCGTCTGCTGCCTTCTCTCGAATGGTCTGAGCCTTGTTCCAGAACTCCATGCTGGTCCCGGCGCTAAGTACATCAGATGCCGACAGCTCAATGACACGACTACGAATACGCGCCATTGTCTGTTCTTGCTGCTCAGGGGTCTGCCCCTCTAATGAAGAGATTGCGTCAGAGATTTCAAAACGGGCCTGGGTCTCAATCTGAGCACCCGCGCGCTTGAACTCCTGATACAGAGCCGCATTGACGTCCACGGAGTTGACTCCGAGTTCCTTGGTAGCCAGCTCTTGCAGCTGGTTAATTACCAGCGGGTCCTGCGTCTGCTGCGCTACGCTTACCAGATACTGCTTGGCCCGGTCCAGCTTCTTGCTCTTGTCCAGGTGCTCAGCAGCCAGAATGCTGTCTAAGCCGGTCTTGATAGACATCTGTGCAGCGGCACCCTGCCCTGCCTGTAGGCGCTGATAGAACTCGTCACCGGACGAGCTGAGGCCCCGGTCGAGGGCTCGGTCAGCCTGAGCTACGGCAAATGCAGCCCGCCCTTTCTGGAAGGCTGTGTAGTTCGCCATGCTTGTAGCACGGAGCTGCTGCAACACGGCCGTAGCAGACTGCTTGGACATCTCTGGGAGATACATACCAAGCTTGTCCGACATAGACTGAACGTGCTCTTGCTCCTGCTGCTGGAATTCCTCGTCAGTCAGCCCAGCCTCAGCAGCTTTCTTAGCCCGGGCGATACTGTCTGTGCGCCACTTGGCTAGAGTGTCGTACGCGGCGGCGGATACGTAGCCGTCCTGGTAGGCTTCGCGCACGAAGATGTTTTGCTTCTGTACAGCCTCGTCCTTGGAGGCCATTGCATCTACTGCGCCCTGAGCATCCATAGCGCCCCGCACGGTGGCGGCGGCGGCGTTTTCTTTGATACCTTCCTCGAAGCCCACACCGAAGTCCTGGACGAATCCGGACAGTGCAGCTAATCGGTTGGCCTTGCTTGCGTCTACTGCTACTTCACCGGCAGAAGAGGGTAGTTGTATCTCATTGGACTGGAGTTGTACTCCACCAATATTAAGCCCCTGCCGGGTGGGTTGAATTACAGGCATTTACTTCCCTCTCTGTTTACCAGGTATGAACCTTGCTATCTCCCTTGCTGCCCCACAGGTCGTACAGAAATGAGTTCTGTGCTGTAGGCTCCACGCTGGGTGCACTAGGTTCTGGTGTAGTTTCTGATAGCTTATTACCTACGTACTGTCCGAGCATCTGCCCGCCTACGCTGAGGGCCATATTGAACATCTTGTCGTAGCCGCTCTCCATGTCCATATTAGCTAGGCCGGAATCAACGGTCTTATCCACCAGCATGCGGAAGCCCTCTTCCTGGGTTGCCTGCTGGTCTCGGACGCTGGCCTCTTGACGTCCCGCTACCGTGTTAACGGTAGCTACGGCATCCTTAACAGACGCCCCCATAGTTCCGGAAGATGCAGCCTGTAGTCCTACTTGGCTCTGAGCCTGCAGCTTCTGCTGCTGGATGTTAAACAGCGACACCTCAGTCCGGTCCCTGGACTGGGCGCGTTGCAGCGCAATGTCGTTGAGCTGCTTAGCGGTCTGCTGGATTACGGCCTTGTTCCGTGCCTTGGATACCTCAATCTGCGCCCCAGCACCCAGCAGTTTAGAGCCTGCTAGGGCGGCGGCTGCCCACCACATACCCATATTAAATTCTCCGTCTGCGTTGGTTGTAGCGCAGGATATACGAGATATCCAGCACGTTCAGTTCCATAGAACCCTCAGTAAACAGCGTCACCTCGGTTGTGTCTGCGTTAGTACGGCAGGGTACAGTAATCGTAGCCAGGTCCATACGCAGGGCCTGCCCGAGCGTCAGCTCCTTTGAGTTCATCAGGATACCTGTTAGCTCTCCACCCCAGTTGACGTCCCGTGGGGTGTCTAGTACCTGCACATCGAAGTGCCCAGAGTTACGTACCGCTACATCCAGGCGCAGCAGGCGCACATGCCCACTTCCCACGAGCTTGTCATTCCGGTCCCGCAGAATAGGCGTAGTTAGCGTGAACGTACTGCGGTAACGCCGCCCGATTACATAGGTGCCATCAGGTACGCCGCGCACAACCCGTAGGGTGTTCTCCCCAGCAATCTCCTTGATGCCAACCTCAGTAGGCCCCATAGGGTTGCTGGGTAAGTACGTTAGGATAAGCTCTTCCTTGTAGTTGTCCGCCCACCCAACCGGGCGCAATACCGCCGGAACAGTGAACACCCCTCCCTGTACTTGGACTTGCTTCTGCAAATCCGAGTAGGCTTCGCGGTATTCTGAGCCCAGCTGATAACCTTCACGCGGGTCCGCAGACACAATCAGGAGCTTGTTGCTGGGACTGGGCCCTTGCATGTACAAGAACACCTCGTCCTCCAGCGCCTGTACGCTCAGGATTGGATACGGGAACGACCACTTATGCCACGCCGCCTGCATCTTAGCGCCGTCGCTTCCGCCCCACATGAACTCGTAGACCAGCAGGCTGCTGCGCTCCCCAGACAGGCGCGAGAAGGCCATGTTGGTGACACTGGAGTTTTGCATCTGCAATACCCTGCCGGGGATATACCGCGGTAAGTGTACCGTGGCGTCCTGCGTAGTGTACTGCGCCGCGGTGTAAGGTGATGGAATTAGCTCCAGTATACCCGCGTAGCTGTCGTTGCGCTTGTTCGGGTAGATTACTGTCTGACCCGCCATTACCGGAGTAACCCGGCTGTCACAATCGTAGGTGCTGGTAATACTAATGCTTGCGTTAGTTGGCGTAAGCACTGCCGAACCCGGCACAACCGCCTGCATGCTGTTAGCAAACAGGACCAGGTCCCGGTTGAACTGCACAGCAGTGCGGTACACAGAATCCTGTGCAGACGCAGAGCTAATGCTGATACGGTCCGTATCCAGCAGAGATGTCACGGTAGAACGATAGAAGCGCTGATACAGGCCAGAGGCTGACATATCCACGGAGCTACCGCTAAGCAGGACCAGGCGGCCCTGGAAAGCTGCAATACCAGTGATGTAGCCATTCTCGACGAATCCGGGATTACTGTTGTTATCGTCGTTACCAGCTAAGCGCCCCTCCCAATCGCGCGCAATGATGTTGTCATCCGCGGCGAGCTCTCTGGGCATGTTCGTAATCTTGGTGATGCTATCGTACGCCCCCACCTCAGACCAGGTGCGGGAGCCATAATCAAACTGATACCATGCTTCCTCGGACGAGGCTGTGCCTACACGGCACATTGCCCCATCAGCTTGAGCTGGAAGCTGTGCAGGCAGGTCCTGCTCTTGTGATATCCTGCTCTGCCCGGATGCTACCGCGTAAGTATCCCCAGCCGACGTACTAACCACAAGGTTAGGCAGTCCGGATATGTACATATAGCCCCCGAATTGGCTTATACTACCCCCTGCTGCCGTAATAGCTGACCCTATACCGGACCCGTTTGGGTCCCCATTTATTAGTGCATTTACTACGAAAGAGGCGGACGCCCACTCCGCTGACGCGGTGCCACTGCTGGCGTCCGGTACATTGTAATATCCGGAGACGGAGCCACCTGTCCAAGATACAGTAATTTCCCAACGCTTCTGGAAAGCCACAGCCTTCACGTAGAAGAACCCAGTGGTGCTGGGGTCGATACGCCCAGCGTTGTCCACGGTCGTGATTGGGGCCATCTCCGTATTCAGGATATAAGTCAGCCCTGCAATACTTGCGGTCTGCAAAGAGGTCTGGCCTACAGTGGTAACAAAGTATGGGTCGTTGCCGGAATTAAGTATGGTCTTTCCATTCTTAGCCAGCAGCCACCAGTTACCGTTGCCGGTGTTAATCAGCAGGTGCCTACCGTCGGTTCCACGCTCGACGTACTCTGTGAACAGGGAATCAAGCCCCGGGTTATCAATTGTGCTCTCCCAGACAATCTCACCCGGAGGTCTGCGGCGGATACCGGAAACCGGGTCACTGAGCATATTCAGCTGCGCCCCCAGTTGCCCTGGTTGGCGCTCTCTCGGAACCTGCTGGGAAACGCCCTGCAACAAGCTCTGAATAGTACCTTCTAATGAACTAGCTATGATACACCCCCTTAAACCATAAAACGAGCGCGGCGGATTCTACGTGCAAAGCGTGTCTTACTGGTGCTGAACCTCTGATTGCGCAGATGCTCTCGCAGCACCATGCTCTTGTAACGCTCAGCTTCCTGTGCGTAATTAGCGTAGTTGCTGTCGCCGCCAAGGTCGTTGAGGTATACCTGTGCAGCGGTATAATTCGCCACCCACATAGCCGCGTGCTCCGGTAGGTCCTCGAAGTCCAAGTCCAGGACTATTTTGAGCTTAACGGAGCTGTCAAAGTATTGGTTCTGCTCCATCAGGTCATACAGATTCCCGTCCCGTACCCCGTACTTAGAGTCAGAACCAGCATCGTACACGGCTAGTTGGTTCCACGGCACTTTAATAAAGCCGTCAGCGGTGGGGGCGACCTCACGCTCTACAACGTTAAACCAGAACCCTGTGCTGAGCAGCCCGCGACGATTGCGCGCAAGCGCAGAGCGAGCTAACCCTGCACTGGGGTTGCTGGTGTTGATGTCCATAACGCGAGACTCCCCCAGGGCTTCCAGCGTCAGGTTCACAGCTTCGAGTTCTCTCATATTTGTTCCTCTATTAAAGACCCCTTGGACCCTTAAGACAGGGACAAAAAAAAGCCCCTGGCACCCGAAGGCACCAGGGGCGCGTATTACTCTCCCGCAGTGTTGGCAGCTGCATCAGCCGCCTTACGGGTTTTCTTGGTAGCCTTGCGGCCAGATTCAACCGAACCTACTTGAATGTGCTTCGCTACCTCGGAGGCGGCTTTAACCGCCTCACGTTGAGCAGCGTTGGCCAGGAGAGTCTCCAGACCGAGCACGGCGATTACTGCCATTTAACCTCCAATTAGTGCTTGGTGGTGAAGGTGAACTTAGTCACTGCCGCTGTATCCGGACGACGCAGGCCGATGTTGTACATCGCGTAGCAGTCCAGAACGTTGTTGAACTCGCGCTGGTCATCCCAGATACGAGAAGTGAACGGCTTAGCTTCAACAGTCACCAGAGTCTTGGACTTGCTGAATGTTACCATGCGACACTTCGCATCATCTTCAGTGACCGTGTAAGCGGTGCCCAGCGGATGCGTACCAGTAGCAGTCGGGAACTCAGTACACTCTACTACCGGCACACCATTCATCTTCACAACTCGGCGGTTCTTGTAACCATCGTCGTTGGTTGCACCAAACTCAATATTCAACAGCTTCGGATGTTCCAGCAGGCGCGAGTAGGTATCAACGTCTACCAGGGTAATCATATCCATCAGCGGGGTCTTGCGCTTGATGAGTTCATCAATACCGGCCTTGTGCGCCAGGTTGATGTTCATTGCGTTAGCTTCCATCTCCGCCTGGGTCAGCTGTTTATCCGACGTACTATCCGCTACCAGGATAGAGGCACAGACTTCGATACCGTCGTTGAAGGCAGGTTTCAGGTGCGCAGGTGCAACCCAGGAACGACCTTTGATGAGCTGAATCAGGTGCGCCTGGTCGAACGTCTCTGCGAACTCGGAGCCGTTGTTCTGACCCATCTCAGAGAGGAAGTCCGGACCGGTCCAGTCGTCCTGATAGTCAATTGGGTTACGGATGTACAGCACCGTATCCACCACGATAATCATCTTATCGTTACGGACCGGGGTGCTATCCAGCGTCTCACCGGAACGACGACCCTTCACCGCAGAGGTATTCAGGCGATCAATACGGTAGGTGTTAGAGCCGCTGATAGAACGCTGGCTGGATAGGCCCAAGAACAGTGCCTGATACTGGAAGCGGGTATCCACCTCATTCTGGTACACTTCCAGGTGAATATCGACGTCAGACGCCGCGCCGCCCCAATGCGGACGAGTGTCACCAGCTTTGTAAATAGTACCTGCCATATATTACTTTCCTTTTAAATAAGATTAAAGACCTACGCGTTTACCAGCTTCGCGGCGTGCGAGTAAATCATGATAACGTTGACTAAACTGCTTGGATTCAAGGCTTCGATTCCCAGCTTCCTGACGCAGCTTAGCATATTCTACTTTGAAGTCCGCAGCGGACAATGCGTTGTTACCAGGAACCCCACGTACCAATGGGTTTGTGGTCTTAATAAGACCCATATCACGGCAATAACCTGCCACCAACTCTGCTGCCTGTTTAAGCTCACCAGAATCAGCCAGGACTCGTGCAGCCTTACGCAGAGGTTCAGGGGCCTTGGAATTAAACAGCTGCGCTGCTACCTCCCAGTTCTCCTTACCGCCCACGATATCGTAAGCTTCTTGTACTGCTTTGGTGGCTTGACCAACCTGGTCTTCCAGGTACGCTTTAGCCAGCAACTCTGCATAAGCAGCGTGCTCTCCGAAACGTTCCTTAATGAAGGCCGTATCGATTAGGTTAGGGTCCTGATACTCCAGGGCCTTACCAAGTGCCCGCACCATATCAGAGTCAGTTAACCCAGAGACTTTCTGCAACATAGCTACACCGGCATCAATCGTCGGGTTGCCTGTCTTAGCCAGCTCCTGGGGCTGCTCTTTAGCGCTATCGCCACCCTTATCCAGGGCCGCTTTTAGGGCTTCGATATCCAGAGGAATCTTAGCAGGGTCGGGGGAATCTTTGCCCTGTTGCTGCTGGGTAGGGGTCTGTGCATCCTGCACGCCTTGACTGTTCGGGGCGCTAAGGGGAGCACCTAGGCCCGGAATCTTAGGGCCACCTTGGTTCTCTACCTGTGTAGTTTCTACGTTTTGACCGTTTTCTACGTTATCCATCTATGCCTCTGTTGTTAACTTGGTAATAAGCCCAGCTGCTTACCTGCTACTGTAGGGTCTGCTGCTGTCAAGCCCTGGAGTTGGTCTTGCGCTGCACCTGCGGATACATCGGCAGACGCATCCTGAACCTGTTGCTTCTGCTGCAACTGCTCTTCGGTGTACATGAACGGCTCGCTAACGATACCGTAGGCGTCGAAGTACCAATCTACGCACGCATCTTTGTTGAAGCGAGGAGTAATCTGCTCAAGCACCGGGATAACCAGCTGCATGGATTGCGCCGCCTCTAACAGCTTGTCCGCTGCTGCGGCTTTAGCTAATGCAGAAGTACCCACAGTAACGTTGATGTTCACTACACCTTCACTGAGATAAAGCTTAAAGCGAGGATACACTAGTGCAGTATACAGGTACGCCAGCTTACGCAGCCAGGTGTCGCTCAGGATACTGAACCCACCACCCATAGCGGCTTCCGCCTCTTTGGCATTCTGGCGAATCTCGTAAGCCGTGACGCGCTCACCCTGCCGGGAGTTACCGGTATACATAAACGCACGAGACAGTTTCTGTTCGAGCATCTGAATGTTGCTGGCAATCCACTGAATCTTCTGGGCAGAGCCACCCTCGTAAGCAGTGACGGGGGATTTGCTGTTCCCGTTGGAACCACCACCACCCACCTGCACAGCCTCACCTGTCTCCGACGTTGAGAACTCGTCCACATCTAACCCAGAGCTTGCGTCAATCAGCGGGATTAACCTCGCAGACTCAACCTCGTAATTAGTCAACGCTTCCGACAGTACCGATAATCGGGCGAAGTCCCCGGCGTAGTCCTCTACCAAGCCGCGCCCGTAGTGCTCACCGCTAACAAGGTTCCACACCAGCACGTTGTAAGGAAGCTCCAGCTCCGGATAGGTGCTGCTGTCCCCAATGCGGTGTCCGTCTGCTTCTTGGTACACCTCGTAGCTTACTACCTCTGCACCGTCCTCTGTCCGCTTAACTTTGCGACAAGCGGCAGTGTAGATATCAACGTCGCCGTATGGGTCTTTGTCACGGTAGAAGGTGTTCTGGAAGCTCTCTGGCAGGTCCTGGACGCTTGCGCGCTCTCTGATAATGAGTCGCAGGACGTTCCCGCTGCCATCCCTTCGAACGGTAAAGTTACGGACTGAGTAGACGATGGATTTACCTGTCCGCTCATCAATATACTCCAACGCGTTACCTGTAACCAGCAGCAGCTTCACAGCTTGCAACTTCGCAGCATAACCGTCTTTCTCAAATACTTTCTGTGACGCCGTGTTCTCGACCTCGGCCAGCTTAGATTCTGCTGTAGCTGCACTACCCAGCGAACTAATGAACTCATCCAGGTCCGAACTCTTGGAGAACCGGAAGAAGCTAGTGCCTTGAGGGAACAGCGCTCCTACAATCTTAGTGGCTGCAGTGTTGACCAGCTGCGCACCTGTGCTCTGGTAGTCCCGCTCCAGCGGTCTGCGTCTACCATCAAGGGAATCGTCCCTGGTAAAGATAGTGCTGAGCGTCCACTGCGCGAACTTCTCAGAGGCATCCAAGACGCCCGCGTCCTGGTCCTTCTTAAAGAGTTCTGCTAATGTTGCTTTTTGTTCCAAGCTACCCCCTTACAGGCCCAGAGGATTGCTCTGCCCTGCTTGTCGCCGTTTCTTCTGCTCAGACGTAATTGCATCTGCAGATGCAGAGGCAGCCCCTGCGGGGTCAATCTCAGCAATATTATCTGCGGCGCTATTAGCCTCTAAGGCAGCCTGTTGTTTAGCTGCGTTGGCCTGCTGCTCTGCCAAGCGCTGCTGCGCCTCTAATCCTGCGTTGTCAGTAAGGCCTAGCATATCCGTGGCCTTGCCTAACAGTTTACCTAAACCACCACTCATTCTGACCTCACTAAATGATAAGTTGTCTTGTACGTGTTACCAGACGTGTTCCGGCTAATGGCGATACGCCCAGCGCGTATGCACTTGGCTATTGCATGCAGGCCCTGCATAATCACAGACGCTGCCGCGCCGTTGTCTGGTTTTAATACGAAGAAGTCTGTATACAGCACAGGCTCTACGTAATGACAGTCCTCTACAGCTTCTGGATAATAGCTGACAGCGCCGACTAAGTCGCCTTGGGAGTCATAGACTCCTAGTATATACTGTTTACCCAGTATGCTTCCCAGTACCCTCCAGTAGTGCTGCTCAGGGGCCAGGCCCCGACTAATGCCGTGGCCCAGTTCGTGCAGTTGCTTCACTGCGTCTGTAATATCGTCAGACTTATACAGAACCTTGAGAGTGTAGTCGGAAGTTTTACTAGTGTGTTTTAACTTCATTCCTACTCCGGTAACATTAAATTTTATGAAAAGAAGAAAGGAGATTCTAGCACTTGCCGGATGTCCAGGGTACCTACCTCAGGCATATCCAAATCCGTCAAGTCCGCCCCAGCTGTTGCCGCAGCGCGAGTAATACCCCCAAGCAGGTCGTGCTCTTCGTAGAGGCGCACAAACTGTTCGCGGATGTGTCGGTGCATAGCATCGACGTCGGCTGCATGCGTAGCCAGGGAGTCGTGAATAGGCACAATGTCCAATCCCTCCGCGGCGCAGAGCACCATCATCAAGTGCGTACTATCCAGGCTATGCACAAAGTTCGGGGCAATCCCAGAGGCTGCCTTACGCTTGTTGCAGGTCTTGAAATCCCGGTTATGCACTCGCATGATAGTGAGGTTCATGCAGTCAATACGCACGCGCACTTCTTCGCGCTGCGTGTAGCGGTTCATTACGAGCCCACCCAGCGGCGTATACCACTGCAGGTGCTGGCTTGCTGGTACACGCCTAGCGAGGTTCTGCAAGTACGACATAACTGCCGCAGCAGCTGGGTTTGCCTCCTCGATAGCGGCGCGCATACGCGGAGCCAGGTAGCACGACAGATTCCATAGACTGTTAGTGTCGGTACCTTCATACCCCTCAGCGCAAGCGCCTTCAAAGATGTAGTCACTGCAGCTGCGCACCGTGGCGCTGTAGAAGTAGGTCATACTGGGGCGCTTGGTCATGCTGCGGGTGATTTCGTTCTCTCTCCAGTAAGTGCTCTGGATAACGAAATCCTCCTTGTCCAGGTCCAGTATCACCTTCTCGTCCGTACGGCGCTTCACATCCATATACAGGTCCGCTTTCTTGTCGTTACCCTCCCAGTACAGGTTCGTCAGACGACCGCCCACAGGGTCCCTCAGGAGCGCTGAGAGGTGCTGCCCACCTGAGTTTGTAGCGTCCATAGCAACTGGGATTCGGCTGATATATTCTTCTGGGCATCCAGAACGCACAGCATTAACCAGGTCGATAGCGGCCGCCAGAAAACACCAGGGACTGTCTGCCTCGGCAAAAGCAGGGCAATCAAACGGTGAAACCACAAGCTCTTCGAGCGCTGCAAAGTTCGCATCAACCCAAGCTGCGCGGTCTTCGAATAAGGTCTTGTCATAACCAAAGCATGTGGCGACGTGCACTTTGAGCCAGAAAAGTCCGCGCTCCCCCAAAGGTTTACCACGTCCAAATTCAAGAAGGGCTTTCTGCAAATCAGAACCTTGGGGGTGCAGCGAGGACTTGAAGTACAGGCGGTAGCGCCAGTCCACACAAGTCGGGAAGTACAGGGCTTTCTCATCTTTGAATTCCTCTGCCATTTCCAACGTAGTCAGAAGGCTGCGCAGTTGCGATACACGCTTACGGTCGGCGCTGTACCATAGAGACATACGAGTCTTCCACTCACCGAAGCGGTCAAGCTCTTCCTCGGTGTAATTCTCTTTCGGAACCCCGTCCAGATACCACTCCGGTTTCGGCTCCGGTACTGAGCGAGGCATACCTATCCCAACACCCAGGGCCCGTGCTTCTTGCACCAGTTCCAGTATGCGCTTATTAATACGGTACGGGGTTTCCTGTGCCTTATTAAGCGCTTTTTTGATGCCATCCGCGGACTTAAATGCTTCCGCTACTTCACGGAGACGGGCTCTGTCAATGTGCGAGTTATGGTAGGTTCCGCGATTGTCTATAGGGGTGAGGTACCCACCATCCCACAGAGTAGTGTGCTGCACCGGCGGTACCAGCATAGGTGGCTTCATGGTTACAGTATCAGCGGACTCTACTAGTTTCTGGAAGGCCTCCATAACGTCGTCAGCCGGATAGAGCATGCTCAGATTCCCGCTACAGTTCTTCCACTGGAACAGTCCCGTCTCAAACACTGCGGCACACAGCAGACGCCCTACGGAGATGTTCTGGGCATTGGTCCAAGGCTCGTGCCCGTAGTGTACGTTCTCGGCACTGGCACGGAGCGTACGCAGGATGTGCGTAGGAGACTTCGTACGGCGCTCTGTGAGGTACTCATACACGCGGTCCATGTACGCTGGGGCTACGTTGCGTAACTGCAGAGCCAGCAGCTCTGACTGTACGTTTCTGCCCAGTGCGGACATTACCGCCTGTGCAGTCTGACGGCGACTGGCGGACTCGCCAGGGGCGACGCTGAACGCCTCAAACATTGTGCACAGGCTCAGGGTTGTCAGGACATCCAAGGGGATTAAGCGCAGGAACCGGCGGTACTTCCCACCTATGCCCGGGGCTTTGACATTTCGCATCTCATCGATAGCGGCAGCAGCCACCTCGTATGCCGAGGTGAGCATACGCTGTGTCATCGGCAGGGTCATAATCCCGCCGTTCTGCAATGCATCCGTAATCAGCTTACGTGCCCGCTCGATTCCGCGAATCTTATAGGCCTCTTCAAGCTCCAGCTGGCGTTTCACCAGTGCTTCCTCTGGTACTACAACCGTATTCAGGGCGCTAATCATAGGCGCTTAGTCTCCTTGGTTATGTCCGGTACTTCTGACTACTGATTGCGACTTACCCAGAGATTGTACATCTCCAGGTAGTTTTTAGCGGAGCGTTCGTCGCCCCGTTCTACTGCTTTCTGCCACATCATGTGGCACCACTCAGAGGGACTGCAATGCACGATATGCTTCCTCTGCTGTGGGACAAGGCCGTGTGTATTGCCGCGTACCTTGCACTTGCTTCCGCCCAAACCAGGCACCCTTTCGCACATGAAATGACACACCCTTAAATCCGGAGGTATTATTCCGCATGACCCCACGATTCTCCATGTTTACAGACCGGGGAACGGCTCGTAGGTTTGAAATTCGAAAGTCCAGCTTATTCTGGTTTATGTGGTCTATCTCCATGCCCGCTGGGATTTCACCGTGAACCATGACGTATACTAATCTGTGCGTAAGATAACGCACGCCTTTGAAGCACGTGCGTGGATATCCTGTATTACTTATTTCAGTGGCGGCATCAGATTTATACCGGCTCCTTTTTACTCTGCGGGTTAAGGTTCCATTCACGTGGTCGTATACAAAGGCGGCCTCTAGCGCCTGTTTACTTGGCGTCAATGCACTTACCTCTGTGTTGCTCGTATAGTTCTGAGTACTTGTCGGACTTGGCAATGTCCTGCTCCAGTTTATCCTTGTTCCCGGCGCGCAGTCTGTACTTTAATCTGTTGCCCAAACAGTAACCGTAGAACTGCTCCTGCGTCATACTGCGGGCAATCACCTCAATTGCCTCCAGGTCCGGGAAGAACTGGTAGTGCTTAGGGGAATTTACTACGTCAGAAACAGTCTCACTTGTCGAATGTGAGAGCTGGAATAATTCCGCTTTCCAGCTGGTTCCACACTCAGCTAAGGTTAGGAGCCCGTCTTCTACATTGGTCACTAACCTAGGGGCTCTAGGGTCTACCTGTAGTTGTCCACAAATGTCCGCCCAGACACCTCCTGCGTGATGCTCTTTGCGCACAACAAAATCACCTACGTGGAATTTAGTGGGTTTAATCATTTAATAGTCTCCCGTGCTTTGCGTCGTGCTCTGGCCTTACGGGCCTTGAGCTTCTGTGCTTGTGCCAATTCTTCCGGCGTCTTGTGCGTATAGTATAGCATATCCGTGGGTTCGCGGTCTAAGTAATCGGCGATCCTACGCAGAGATTCAGCAATAGCCCCAGAAGATTGCATGCTACCAACAATCCAGCGCCCAGCGGCAGATGCCACTTTGCCTTCCCCTCCATTGCATGAGCGATGAAGAGCACCCCGAATACGCCCAGTAATATGATCGTGGTCAACGACAACAGAATCACCAGTTACCCCCTTGATTGTGAAGTCCAAAGGTTTGCCGCAAAGGGGGCAGATACCTCCCTGGTCTTTGGCAAGCTTAATCGCCACGGAGCGAATCTGTGCCCGTGTAATCTTTCTTAGGGCCATACCTCAATCTCCCCAACTAAATCCAGCATAGCATTGTCGTGAATGAGAGAATCCAAATGCTCAACCGTTCTTCGATGTGTTTTGGGTGCTCGTTCACGCAGCGCATCCAGAATAGTTTCAAGTTCATCGTGTTTCCCCTCGTAGTATAACTCAATCGCCCGCAGGCTCATTTCCTTCGCAGACATCTTCGCCATTGTCTGGGTGCTCCTGTATCCACTGTATATGCTGTTTATGGTACTCGTGCAGCGAATGCACCCAGTCACGTAGACTGGGAGTAGTCAACAGTGACATCAGATACTGATAGGCAGAATCTGATTGGGAGCGTCTCAGCCACAGGCATTCTGCCTCTGCGAGTACGTCTTGGTTGTTTCGAGCATAAGCCGCTACAACGAATTCTGCGGCGTCCTGCTCCGAGGTAATAGGGTAGATAGCATCAAAGGCCGTTCGCTTCCCACAGAGCTTCCCATCAAGCAACGTGATGCCTTTGACGTTATCTGCGTCATCTCCTGCTAGCATCTGCCACCAGAAGAACTTGGTGCCGTGTGCTCGCACCGGCATAGCCTGGGTATCATCCCACTTAATCCAGCCGAATGGGTTATCCAAGGCAGGCCACACGGTTCCGGTCGGGATATCGAACCGAGCCATAGGGCTGAGCCAAGAATCCTTGTCCTGCGACATCAGGATTCCCCGGTCCCCGAAGCTGTACGAATCCATTACAAAGAGGTCGTCGGCCTCAAAGTAGTCACTGCTTACCACCTGTATGCCATGCTCAGAATACTGGTCCGGGTTCTCAATCAGGTGCCGCTTCAACGGTGCCTTGAGTGGCAGCTCCTGACGCTTATTGCGGTTCCCTTGGTACGGCTTAGCCGTAGGCAGGTGCCAGCGCAGGCACTTAGCACACCCCGTAGGCGTCAGATACGCCACTGCTTCTGAGCAGCCGACCAGGAACATGTCCTCAAGCAGTAGCTGATAGAAGCGGCGGATTGCAGTGTCCAAACGTTTCACTGTAGCGGCAGATTTATAAACATAAAAATCTGAGTCTAGCAGCAACACTTTACCTTCGTTAGGCTTTACATCCTGTGGTGCTAGGGTACTTAAGTCAATCCCGTTTACGACCATCGTGATACCCCTTTGCAACTTGCAGGACGTACATCCAGTGGACGCCAAATTCTGCAGCCAGTTCCTTGCAATTTCCGCCGCGTCCCTTAACTAGGCGGCTCTTTATGGCGGCTACGTCTGCTGCGGATAATTTTAAGTTCCTCTTGCGTAAACGCTCCCCGGCCTGTATCCGCCCCTTAGCCACCCCGTCCAGGATGTTCTCAGACTGTGTGCCCAGTTGCAGGTGCTCCGGATTTACACATGCGCGGTTATCGCACTTGTGCATTACAACCTTACCAACCACATAGTCGGGGGTTAGGTTGTTAGCTAACAGGTAGGCTGCTACATGAGCACCCACCCTTTTGCCCATATAACGACAATTACCGTAACCTGAGCTATTCAGGCGGTAGGTTGTTGGTATACATGGAGTGTTCATTAGCGCCCCGTAATATCGCGGGCCTTCTTGTCGGCCCAGTTAACCCAACGTTCTGCCCACTTTGCCTTGCTCAGCTTATCGCCAAGGTAGCACAGCCCCGCCAAGGGAATCAGCGGGAGAATCAAAGCTACGTAAATTGCTCTAGATACGTACAGCATTATTAAATCTCCAGTCTAGCTACTGATTTAGCTGCCAACTTCACCTGCTTGCGGGTAGGTTTAGCGGCCCAGCGCACCACGTACATGGTGTAAGGCTCATCCTCCCGGGTAATGATTACATACCATCGGTTGCAGGCACGCTCCGCGCTAGGGAGCATGAAGCTGTGTCCAGGAGCACTAACCTCTACACGTACGCTCATACTCAGACCTCCAAATTGGCGGTAAAAGCACGGATTGCACGGGTTAACACAGACACACCCTTTGCGCCGCCTACCGCACTAAGCGCCAGCGCCATTAGCGTCAAGCCAATTGCCAGTAATGTGAGTGCAGGTAACAAGATTATGTAGGATATAAATTTACGCATTATTTACCCTCCAGTTCAGACAGCACCAGCACGGTGCCGAGCATGTCCCCGATTACTTCCGGAGTACGCAGACTCTGGTCTACGTCGTAGATGCAGGAACCAATCTCCGCCAGGCCGACGCTGAGCGTGCCCACTACACGGATAAGCACGAGGTCATCTCCTCGTAACTTATCGGCATGTGTCGCCAGGTCGTTGTGCTCCCGGAAGGCGGTAGCGGCCAGCTCCAGGTCCATACCGTACAGGGCTGCCAGCTTTTCTAGGGCGGCATAAATGCTGTCCAGGCAGTTGATACGTACACCATACACCGCTGCATCATGCACTGCGTTACTCACTGCAATAGCCAGATTCTTGTATGCGTCTAATACTTTATCCATCAATTATACTCCCAGGAAGTTAGCTACTTCATCGCGCTTAGCGCGCAGGTTATCAGCACGACAAGCGTGCTCAGCTGCCAACTCTTTGTTGTGCTTGGAGGCCTCTACGCGCGCCTCGGATTGAGCAGCCAGACGCACTGCGTCGTCTGCGAATTTAACTGCCAGCTGCTCGTTAAACTGCGCTTTGGCATCGGCCCGTTTAGCTTCGGCCGTGTAGGCTGCGCTCAGGGGTTTGATAAGGATGTTGATGATGTTCATATGCTTCCTCTAAGGCCCCATGCGGGGCCATATTAGTTTAGGTTAGGGTAGATTAGGCTTGAGGTGCAGCAGGTGCAGCGGGCGCTACAGGAGCCGCGGGAGCCACTGGAGCAGCTGGGGCTGCAGGTGCTTGCGGTGCAGCGGGAGCAGCCGGTGCAGAAGGAGCGGCAGGTGCCTGCATAGCTGCCGGACTCGGAACAGAACCAGCGTTCAGCATAATATCCAGAGCACTGCCCGGGAAGTCTACGGCCTTGTACATATCCTCCTGAATCCAGTTCTTGCTCTTACCGTCGTCGAAGGTGCCTTCGATGTGCAGGCTATCCCAGGTCTCTTTGGTTGGGTTGTTCCACAGGAACAGCTTAATCTCGGAGGCATCCAGCGCTGGCATCTTGATAGGCTCGCCGGTGTTCGGGTCGAACTTCGGAATCGGGCGGATACCAGACAGGTCCACGATGTTAGACTTCTTACCCGCTGCGCTAGTGTGCTCATCAATCGGGAATGTGAAGGCCTGGCCCAGACGCTGCGCAGCATGCTTAATGCTGTTATCGTAGTTGAGCTTGTCGAAGAACTTCTTGAAGCCTGCGCGCTCGAAGTTACTGATAGCCATCGGGTACGGGCGAATACGCTTCACTTCACCGTTAGGGCCGAACACTACGATGCCGATGCGTACGTTAGCCACCGCAGGCTTACCCGTAGGCTTGCCACCCTTGGTCGGCAGGCGCTTACCGATTTCCACGTACTCGGTGAAGTAGCCGTAGTACTCACCCTTCGGCAGCAGTACGTCCTCATACGCGCCGCCCTGGGCGGTCTCCCGCATATCTACATCTTGGGTTTCGATTGCTGCGTCTACCAGAGCGTTCAGGGATGCCAGTACATTCGTAGTCATATAATTGCGTCCTCGTTTAGTTTAAATGATATTTACGTGCAGATGCAGGCCCAGCCTAGCGGTTCTTAAGTGCGAACTTAATGCCGATAGCCGTAGCTGCCGCCAGTATTGCCAGCAGCAAGGCGATACCGCCGTAGAATGGGAGCAGCACCCACCACCAGGACCAGGCGATAACGCCGGTCAGTTTCAGGGTTACAAAGATAAGGCCCAGTACAGAACAGATTCCCATTTTCATATAATCTCCAAGTCTATTTGCTACACAATGTTTAAGTGTGCCTGCGCGGGTTGCTGGTACTGCCTAACTCCGTGTCTCTCGGCCACACTTTGGTACCACTCCGAGGCAGCCTCTAAGCTGTCGAAGCGCCTACTGTACTGCTTCCCGTCCACCATAAGAGCAGCCCTGTACTTGCCCCTGCTAGAGTCCCAAGAAACCCCGCGCGCGCCTGTTTTGTTGGTGGCCCGGAGCCCTGTGTTGTGCGCATTAACCTTCTTTGACACAACCCTAAGATTGCATGCGCGGTTATCCAGGGTGTTCCTGTTAATATGGTCCACCACATATCCCTCGGGAACATCCAGGCCTAACAACGTACATGCTGCAACATTAGCACGGGTTCCGCACGGCAATACCAAGTACCCATCAGGTCTTACGTGCCCAGCAGCGCTTCCCAACTCGGCACGGTTACTAACTACTTTAACCCACATGAACTCTCCGGTATCAGGGTTGTACTCTAGAACACCACCGGCCGGTGTCGTCCAGTAGCATGGGGATGATTTGTGGGCATCCATCTGTAATCACCATACACCCTAGAATCGGCTTGCTTCTTGACAACCTACCATAAGCAAATGCCAGACTCTTATTGTCGATTAAACAACCGCAGTGTGCACCAAAGTACAAGGCCGTGCTGCTTGCGGCATACTGTATATCTAACTTCCCATGGAAGTGTCCTATTACCATGGACTTACGTTCATGGGCTGCGTTGAGCAGCAGGTCCCCAGATACTTGATGTTGGAATCGCACAGTACCCAGCGGAGTATTCAAATCCCAAGCATCACCCCAACTCCACCCTGGCGCCCCATGCCCGGGGAACAGGATGTCCCGGTACTTCTTAATGAATTGTACAGGGAGTCCGTGAGCCTTGGCCCGGCGGTAGACAAGGGAGCCGTGATTAGAATCACACAGGAGCATGTTAGGAAACAGGTCGTGCAGTTTCTCCAGGCCGAGCTTGGCCTTCTCTAATTCCACCCCGGCACTATCCAACTCCGGACTGCTATCGTGAAAGCTAATGGCGTGCCCGTCTGTCTCGTCCCCTATCTGCACTACAATGTCTGGCCCGTACTCGTCCCGGACAGTGCGTAAAAAGTCGTATGCATCAGGGTGTGTGTAAGGCTCGTGCAGGTCTCCAATAACCAGCACACGCCTGCAGGTTTCAGGTACAAACGTATCCCCAATGTCATCCGTTGGGGAGGGTTGGATTAGTTTTCGGGATTGCATCAGGGCGTTGTTAGCCTTTGCCTTGCTACCATTGTTATCCACGAAGATGCTCCGCCAGTAGCGCACAAGCTGGCGGGACACTTGCGGGGCCGGAATACCCATCCCCACAACCGTACGTATTGTCCGAGCACTAATATCTTCGCCAGGAATCTTACCAAATGCTAGTACATACTCGTACGCCCAGGCAGCTTCGGCGTTACTTTGGAAGCGCGTTAAAATCGCCTGGTGCTGCTCTTTTGTGAATAGTTTAATCAAACTAACTTTAGCCAAGGTTGCCTCTCTTGTGTTGTTCCTACTCGTATCACATTAATTCTCGGGGAATCACAGAATCAAGCCAGAGTCAACAAATAATTTTATTTAATTATTTAGTTGACCCTAGCATATTTCCATGCTACCCTAACCCCCTACACCACCCAAGGGTACACCTATCACTACTCTTCGATAAGCTTGTACTCCCCCGGGAAGAAGGTTACGCCGTCCCCGAGCCTACTCACTACCAGCCCAGGGTAGCTTAGTTCTATCTCCCCAGTAACAGGGTCGAAGAATAGCACCGTGTGTCTTGTACCTGGGGCGAAGTATGCGGCATACCGTGGGTCTATCGGCTCAGGCCCCAGGTCCATCAATTCCACAATACTACCAGACTTTATATTCATTCAACCTTCTCCTTACTGTACATACTCGTACCCATCTCAGCCTCTGCTGGGAACGGGACCTCACCAATGATGCCGTAGTTAGGCCAGAGCTGGTGGATACGCTTAGGTGCATCCTCCATGCACTGCTTAACCAGCAGGCTCGCCTCACGTCCAACCTCCGGGTTGGCACTGTCCAGGTACAATGCATCGTGTACGTTCGTAATCAGGCACACCTGATTGTCGAACCAGTCACGGGCCAGGAGTGCACGCAGAACCATACCGGCTGCCACCGCCATCAGGAAGAACGCTTCCCCCTGGCACCAGTAGTTAGCCATCTCGGTTTCCTTGTAGTCCATTACCTTCTGCTTACGCTGCCCAGGCACAACCTCCTTCCACTGCTCCTTCTGGCGGAAGCTGTACCGTGCACCGGCTGGGCTAGTCCACGTCCCGATTCGGTATACTCGGTAACTACCATCATCAGCTTGCTCGCGGTACAGACGCCCCTCTGCCCCGGTACGCTCTACCTCTTCCTTGACAACAGCGCGGAAGCCAATTGTTTGCGGGAACAGCGCAGCCTCGTTGTCCAAGAAAGCCTGTGCGAATTCCACCGTACATCCAGTAGCAAACGCAATCCCCTTAGCCGTAGCGCCATACTGGGCTGCAAAGCTAGGAGCCTTAATACCTGTGCGCATTGCCATCCAAAGCGGATGCAGCTCGTGCTTCTTGTTGTGGCAGCGCTCATATACTTCTTCATACGGCAGTTCCTCACGGAAAGCTAGGCGGTAACAGTGCATATCCGTACCACTCTGCAGCAGTCCCAGCAGTTTCTTGTCACCAGTGTGGACGCAGGACATAACTACTTCCAGTGCCGAGTAGTCAACCTCAGTGATACGTCCGTTGTCCCCGAATCTACTGGTGAACACCTGCTTCACCTTGGATTTAGCCACACCGTCGCCATCCTCATCCGGGCGGGGTAGGTTCTGCAGGTTCGGGTTAGAGCTACTCAAGCGCCCGGTTACGGTGGCGCAAGTATTCAGCCGGTGGTGAATGATGCCGGAACCATCGGGACGCTCCGGGATTACGTACTGCAGCATCCCCTTCCGCTCTTTGACCTTACCTTCTGCGTCAAGGACCTCTCGTAAATAGTAAGTGCCGGTATCCTTCTCCAGCGCCGCCAGCTCGTTCACCAACTTACAGAACTCGAACCCTTGGCGAGCCAGCGCCTCCATTGCGTCAGTGCTGGTGCTATATACTGGCGTACCGTCCTGCAGGGTGCGCGCCTGTCGGAACTCTCCGCGCTCTGCGTACTTCTCCCGGATAACTTCCGGAAGCTCCTGGATGTTCACCAGGCCCGGGCAGAAGTAAAGGTCGTCTTCCCATTTAAGTTTCTCTTCCTCGGTATCGAGGCGGAATACTTTGGGGAGCCCCTTGTTCTTACCCGCACGATATGTCACTACACGCCACCATCCGCCTTCCGTTTGAAGTTCTTGCATGTGCGTGTCGTGTACAGGTATATAGGTGTGCGCGCCCTCTTCGTCCTCGTACTTATAGAAGTCGGCCTTGACGTACTGCGGCGGGTCATATGGCACCTTCTTGCGGTACTTGATAGGCCCGCCGTACACCAGTGCTGACATATGGAAGTCCGACCCGAAGTTGAAGTCAAGAGTCTCCGGCAAGTCCTTCGGGATGTACTGCTGCAGCTCCTGCTTAATCTCACGGATACGCTGCTCCTGCTCCTCCTGGTTCTTGCGTGCAATTGGCATATTAACGAACAGGCCGAACCATTCGCAGTATGCCCAAGCTAGCAGGGCATCCATGCGCTCCCACACGTACTGCATCTGCCCGCGCTGGGCGAACGTAGCGCACTGGCCGTAGAAGCACAGGGCCGTGTTCGGGATATCCCCGTTAACCAGGTAGTCGTGCAGCAGCATCGGGTCAATCTGGGAGGTTAACACACCCTGCTCCCAGAGAATCTTAACCCCGTCTACTTTGTGCGTACCGCCGTACTTAGGAGCCGTTTCGTCCAGCGACGGATACATGCTCTGAAAGTCCGAGGCGATGTACTCAGAATGCATCGTACAGAATACGCGACCTCCCCGCTTTAGGAAGGCCTCAAACTCGGCGCGCGCAAAGGTTAGGAACCAGCTAATCTCATATGCGGCGTTGTGAGCCACAATCAGCCAACAGTCAGCTGGTATTGGGAGCCACTCTGATACAGGTGCCGCTTCAAAGTGCGCGCGACTGTTATACCGTACACTCTCTACGGGGCCTACTTCTACCGTACCGTCATCGTGCGTGCGGTCAATACGCCACGCTGATTCTACGATGTAATTATCCGGACAGTACGGGGAAGCAACACTACCGTAATATGGGTGGTTTTGCGTCTCATAATCCGTTATCAGGATGCTTCTGCTCATTCCATACCCTCCCCTTTATGATATTAGATATGTATCCTTGACTTGTCCAGAAGCGTCTCGCTATAGATACCTGGGTCTCACCACCAGCGTATGCTTCTCGTATGCTGTGCACGTCTTCTGGGGTAAGTCTGGCAGCAGGGTTGCGGCTGCCCAGCAAATTACGCGCACCTTTATTTCGGTCCTGCATATTATCGCTAGAAGTCCCTAGTAGCAGGTGCTCCGGATTTATGCACCGAGGATTGTCGCACGAATGCCGGACTACAAGTCCCGCGATATCGCTCAGCTTCAAGTTGTGGGCTATACAGTATGCTTTGCGGTGGCTGCCAGTTGTCTTCCCGTCAAATCTGGAGCGGCCATACCCAGCGCCCTTTCCTCGGCAAGGGCTTCCCTTCTGTCCGTGGTCAATACAACCTGTCATTTCCAATTAGCCCTCCGAGCCTTATTGATAGCCAGGTGCACAATCAGCTGGCTGCTGTCCAGCGCGAATCGTTTACGGAAAGTACCTGCAGACGCAGCGTACGCCTTGATTACCTCTTCATCGAGGTAGTTAATGTCTGACGGTTTAAGTATAGTAGCCTCCTAGTGTACCTACATAGCGCCCTCATATAAGGCGCTAGGGAAGTCACCGGTTAATCTGGCCTTCGTCAAAGCGGCAACGACCCGGCTCGAATCCCACCTCGAATTGCAGGAGCGACTCTTTACCAGACAGTGCCATCTTGTTCTTCGGAGTACTGATACCGCGGACGTTTTGCATGTGCGGCTGCTCGTTTCTGTCCAAGCATCCCATCATAATAGCCAAGTCCAGGGCACCCTGTACGCCAATCTTGCTCTGCTTCATAGCGGTGAGCGGCGGGAACAGCATGTTGTAACCTTCGAGTGAAAGTTGCATAGTGCCTACAATAGCGCAGTCGTTCTCGCACCCAAGGATACGCAGCTCCTGCCAACGTGCTTCGAGGTTCTGGTGCTCGGTCTCCATAGTGCCGCCACGGATATTCGCCACCATGTCTATGATGATTACCGCCGGGCGCATCTCCTCCATGAGAGTGGATATCTGGGCCATCGTCAAGGAGTGCGCAGCCTTAACGCGAATCCGGTCAGCCCTGCCTACTTTCTTGAGGTAGGCTGGAACGAACTCTTGCTTACTGTGCCGGTCCTTAATCTCAGCCAGAGTCCAGTGCAGCGCCGCTTGATATACCCTCGGCACTGTACGCGTCGCCGGACCCTCGTTAACCAGCCAGAGAATCGGGCGGTCCCCGTATACTTCCGGCTGCTGCTGCATCTGCTCAGCAAAATCCACAGCAATAGCAGCAAGCAGACTAGTTTTACCAGAGTCCACAGGAGCAGCCACTGCGATACAGTCCCCGCCGCGTAGACCTCGGATATTGCTAGCGAGTTGCTCGAACACGCCAAGTTTAAGACCGCCGCTCTCGTCAGTCGCGGCAAGTATTTCGTCAACACTGCCGCTCTCCCATTCAAGCAGCGACTCGTGCACCGCAGCGCCGTCACCGTACTTGCGCTGTAGGTGCTTCATTTCCAGCAGGTAATCAATCTCCTCGCCGTCTTGGTAGCGCTGCGTCAGCGCTGCTACCTCCCCGCTGTAGGCCAGCTCGTTCAGGGTCTGGACAATGCCCACCACAGAATCCTGTGGCACGGCTTGTACTCCCCGCATAAGCTCGTCCATGATTACCCGCTCTTCCCGGGACAAGTGCCCAGCCCGGAGGTTGAGCATGCTCTGCATCGCATCCCACTGCACCTCCTGGTGCTCAGGGTACGTATTCCAGTACAGCCCCACCCAGTCCAGTAGGTTCGACGTGTCCGGCGCAAGCATGCTCTTGGGTATCTGCTCTCGCAGTCGGTTCCACACCTTCTGTGTGCACATCGCACGAACAACTATTAGGTCCAATTAGAGCCTCCAGAATCTCTTTAATTTCTGCGTCCTTCGGATCCGCAGCGAAGTAGTGCTCTCGGCACTGCATGAACGGGCGCAGTGCTCGGCGTGCTGCTGCTACCCCGGCATGCCCTGCCGGGTCATTGTCCAGCATCAGAATCACTTCTGGGCGATTCTGAATCAGCCAGGCCCTTAGCTGCGTGGGCAAGCGTGTACCCAGCATAGCTATAGCCTGCACGTTCAACGCACTGTAGCTCGTAACTGCGTGCTGTATCTTCCGGGCTGATAGTAAGTCCTCGGTGAGCACGACCTTTAGAGGTGCGGCCGCAGCTACAGCCGGTGCTACGGCAGGTGCCGCGACAGCGAAGGGTATAGGCTGACCGTACATTACCCACTTCGGTTGCTGTCGGGCATGCACTGCACGGCCCAGAGCAGCGCTTCCTACACGGAAGATTATCCGCTGTTTCTCTTTGCTCCACTCTGCATCCTCCACCATTTCAGGCATGATTCCCTTTGTGGTCAGGAATCCGTAAAGAAAACTCTGCGTTTCCGCAGGCGCTTGGCTAATGCAAATTGCATCTGCAGGTGCAGAGGGCTGCACCCTCGGCTCTTCCTGTAACTGTATGCGCTGGTACTGCTTGTGCTCCTTGCCCACCTGCTTGCAGCGGTGGCAATAATATTCCCAGGCATCCGGGTTATTGTAGAGCACCCCGGCGGCGTCCCTGCCGCAGCACCGAAAGCGTGCCCTCTGCCCCACGGCTAAGCGCTTGCACGCTCTAAGCCAGGGCTGGTCCATTACTTAATCTCTATGTGATTGGCATAAATGATGTCTGGGAGTATCTCTTCTTCTGACTCTAATACCTTTGACCCATTAGATAAATAGTAGATGTCCCCATTCTCCACCTTTATAGCCCAAGCATTACACAATCCCCAGGTGAATGGGATGCCGACTACAACACTCTTAGGCGCTTCGTACTTAATAATTCTACTCATTGTGCTTTCCCCTTACGTTTGATTTCCATAGCCATGCGGCGCAGGTCGTGGGCCAACTGCAGGGCTGCGTCGGCATCAAGCCGTGTCCACTTGCTACGGTCTATGGACAGACTGATAGCCTCCTCTGTATATGGGGACTGCCTCACAGTTAACCCAGAAGTACCGCCTGCTGCGCGCTTTCCTGTGAGTATAGTGAACATATCAGGATAGTAAACACTACCCGGAACCGGCGGCAGCTCGTCTTCTGGTTCTTGATACAGCTTGAAGTCGTCGGCGTACCACGGGTGTTCACCACGTATAACCCACCCGTCTATCTGTATGAAGCCACCCCCGTCGCTAACAGAAGTAACGGTGTAGTAGATACCACATCCCAGTCTACTCAGAAAGAATACGTCTTCGCCGCAACTCTCTTTACGTACGACCTTATCACCAACTTTAAACTTAGACATAATCAACCCTCCACAATATTATCGTATCCGCCCCAGTCTTCTACGACTCGGGTGCCAAGTTCAATCAGCTCCTGTTTGAAGCCATAATCGGAGAACACCATTATATACTCCGCCGCCTTCGCTGGATTCTCCTGCACCCAGCTAACCAGTTGTTGTTTAGAAAGCTGTGACACTTCCCAGAACGCGGCCAGTAACTGCGGGTCCTCGTCCGGCGACATATCCCACGGCTGCTGTAAACTCAGAGTAGATGCAGAGAGCCATTGGTCTGGTTCTACTACCCCAGGATCCCGCTCGATCGGAAGGTGCGAGAACGTGCCATCTTGTAGTACCCGCTCAAGCACTTGCCCCAGGATGTTCAGGTCCAGCACCTCATCCGGGGTGTGCTCGTGCATATACCCTACGCCGACGTTGGTGCACTCAGGAATGATGCCAACGAACTCAGCCGAGTCAGTATATACCCCCTTCTGTAAGTGCTGCTCCGTGCGTCCCAGGCGCGCTGCTAAGGTCTTTGCAAAGGTATCAGAGCAGCAGCGCATATACCTTTGATGTGTAATGATACCGTCGCCGCGGCGGTCGAAGCTAATCATCGCCTTGACCCCAGTCCAAAATCCAGAGTCATCCTTGACCGATGCAGCGCTACCCTCGCAGCCTACCTCTTCATCCACGAAGAAGCAGTAGCGTCCGTGCACACCCCGCCGCAGCATCTCCAGCATCAGGTAGATACCGGCACCGCAGTCCGCACCTAAACAGTCAGCCTGCTGCGGATTCTTTACGAACAGTACACCCTTGTTAGTGCAGCCGACGTCCGGCGCAGCGCTGGTTGGGCGGGCCACCGTATCGAGATGAGACGTAAACGCTACGTCACTTTGCTCTGAGTCCCCCACCAGCACGAAGTAGTTCCCGTGCTTGTCCTTTACGTAGTGCATACCACTACCCAGCGCCTGTAGCGACTGCATAAGCAGCGGCTCGAACCACTTAGTGCTGCCCCAGCTAGGCCGGTGCGTTCGCAGTATATGCAAGAGCAGCTGCATATCAATCCCGTGAGGATTCAAGAACATTAAGCTGCCCCCTCTACTTCTTCTTCGTCATCGTTGCCCAGGTACTTCTCTCCCAAGCAATCAGCTGCATACTCAGTGAGAATTAACCTGTGCACTGGGTGTTCTTCTGCGTGCTCAATAAGCACCTGCCGGCCCTGTGCATACACCAGTTCTTCTTGGTTGTGCACTACCCCTTCTACCGAACAGTGCTCAATGTCCGCGTCATATACATAGGCGTCGTGGTAATCAGACCAGGTGCAGCTCCAGCGATTATGCAGCCCTTCTCGGCCAACTACGTATACAAACTCCCCCTCTTCGACGCAGCCGTCGCAGACCATTTCATCGCCTGCGGTTTCGTGCATATCATCAGTGGAGTAACGCCCCTCGCAGCAGCAGCACCTAGCAGACTCTGTACCTACGTAAATGTACCCTTCGGATTCCTGCGCCCCGTACTCGTAGTCGTCACGTATTACAAAGGCGTCACTGCCTTCTTCGTCTACGCCACACTGGCTGCTATCGAGATATGGCATCAGCACTGCGCCGTTGTAGGTTGGGTGCGGTATGCGCGCCAGCATTACCCCTTCGAGACATTCAGTGTTTCTGGTGTAACCATGACCGCGCATGATTGCATCCGCAGCATTACCGTAAGCACGGACGTACTCGTTAGTCTCAGTGTTAACGATTGCTCGTGCCTGCACTTCGAAACCGTCACCGAACAGCTCCCCGGTGTACTGGATGAACAGGCGCAGCCCATTATCCGGCAGCCCGTGACTGGTGGTAGCGTACGTCCGCACAGGGCTATGCTCAAAGGAGTACCCGCTCATGCAGCTACCCGGGCCACTCTCGTAGGCGTCGTACCATTCCTGCTCGGTCTTGCACAGGTACGTTGCCGGGTCTACGTTCGTAGCCTTGAGGTCTTCGATAGCATCGCGGAAGTCTACGCCGTTGCCGTAGTAGTTAGCTAGCCACTTACCTACACGCATCTCTACACAACGGTACTCAGTAACTGCGGCGAAGTCCTTGTGCATCCGCGGCTGCCCCAGCATCACGATGGGCTCTCCGTTGCGGAAACCAAAGCCCAACGGCACAGCGAATCTAGACACTACGAAACCGTGCAACTTCATGAGCAGCGCAGCGGCGTTGCCATCGCGGATGTGTCTGCCGTAATCGTAGCCAGTATATAAGCGGCGCTGCTGCTCTTCTGGCGCAAGCATAATGCGCTCAAATAACTGCACGGCCTGCTTGTGCACCTTGTAACCGGTGAACTCTTCTACACTAGCAACTACGCGCTCAACCACTACATCATCGCCATCATAGAAGTCGCGGCGGCGCTCCCAGAACTTGCTGCCGATGGCGATTCGCGCCGGGGAAAAGAGTTCGTAGAAAGTTCCAGACCGGTACAAGTCCACCTTTTGCAACGGGCCGCGAGTCATCATTGCTTCGTGATACTCTGGGTGCAGTATCCCGCCTATAGTTACCTCTAATCCCGGGGTGTACGCGCTAACAGCACGGAGACCCATAAGCGCCTGCAGCGGGCCCTCAGTGTGGGGATGGTCAGCGCCCAGCATTTGCAAGTCCTGGAACGGGGTCCAGTAATCACCGCTGGAATACATTGATTCTTTCATTGGCAGTGCGTTTGCACCTTCCGGTAATACGATTTTCCACGGCATGCCAGCCGGATTAGTTTGCATTTTAATTTGCTCCTGAATAGATTCAACGAGTTCGTCGTTAACTGCTAAGTCAGCGTGCGTACCACGCAGAGAGCTGTCTTTGCTTATGATACGAGCGCACAGCCGCCCTAAACCTTGTATAGGCTCCACGATATCCGTACCGTAGTAGTGCTGTAACCACATCCAATTCGATCTGCTCTTGCAACTTCCGCGCGGCAGATTCTGTATACTCCCGGTACGTGGTGAGCACCACCGTTGAGTCCTGCTTACGAACTCGGAGGAGTCTACGCTCGACCGGTACGATTTGCTTGAGTTCATTAGGGACCTCTTTGAATGTTTCCCAAGTGCAGCCGCACTTGCCCTGCGTTTCCAGCAGGGCCCAGCACAGCAGCGCTGTTTCGTCTACTGTTAGCATACGCTGTCCTTGAATACCACGTTGCGGGCCACGAGTACGGACTGACTGTACAGCAATACAAACATGCCATCAAATGCACAGTCTTTCAAGTACACACCAAGATATGAACTGTACCACTCCGCCGGGTTAGTTAGTGGTGCGTCAACCGCTATACGGTAGTACGTCCCGCGCAGGTTGTATACGTCATACTTAATCATATTACACCCCGCACATTAAACCGGTAGCAATATCCGCGCAGGGTCATACCCAGGCGCTTTGCTTGTTTCTCATAGTGCTGGCGCAGTGCCGCCTTAGCGCTGTACTCTCGCGCCAGTCCTTCGATTGTTGGTTGCTGCTTACGCATCAGCAGCGTTTCAGGATTCTTTCCGTGCATACCCTACCTCAAATATCGTTGTTGCTCTTACCGTCCACAGTAAGCGTCACAGCGGCGTCCGGGTACTGCTCCTGCACCGCCTCAAGGATACGCGCGCCCAGCTCTTTGCAGCCGCCGTCCGGGTCTTCAAAGAGGTCATACTCAGGGCGCGGCAGCGGTTCCTGCGCCGCCGGTTGCTGCAATTGCACTGTGCAGTAGGGCACAGGGTTGTTTACGTCGTTGCCCAGCACCAGCATAGCGCTGGTCACAATGATGTTGAATACATTAACCATATAGTTGTCCCCAGTCGTTGATAATGCCAAGATTCACGGCGTCCAGCACAGTGCGGGCAGCCATTTCGGTGTAGGTATCCACAAATTCTAAAGGGGATTCCTGATTAGTGTCTTTTTCAGAGAATATAACCACAGTGTAGTTGTATTCTGCGTATACGCGATTGCACCACACGGGCCAGAGTTCATGGCCCGGATAGACCAGTATTGCTTTCATATGAAACCTCATACGCTAGTTGCATTCACATAGCGCCCAGTAGGACGCTATAGGCTTGCTACTATACGTACCCCCCCCCCTAGGCCCTCATACCACCACTTGTTGTGGCGTCCGCGAGTGGGTATGTCGAAGGCGTTGGCATCGTTGGCCGCAGGGCACAAGGACCACCACTTGATAACCGGGACTTTATAAATCATGCCGCCGCCTTCAAAGTTGCGTCCAGTACAGCGCGTACGTCCACGCCCTGCGATACCAGCATAGACACTAGGTCGGCATCGCTCACGCCAGTCTCTTTAGCCTTCTTGATGGCGTTTTTAACGCGCCCCAGCGCTTGCAAGCGCACTGCATCGGCATCCAGTGCGTCATTCTTCACCTGCTCCGCTTCGGCAGCGTACAGGGCCATACAGGAGCTATAGAAGCTGGCTACGATAACCTCGCGGCCTTGCTTGTCCGCTTGTTTGTAGTCCAGACGCATAGTGTCCAGTTCGATGCCCAGCTTCTCAGCCGACGCATAGCACTTTTTGGCGTTGAATTCGTACTTGCCGGACTCTTTGTTGAACTTGATAGGCAGCAGCGTACGCAGCACCATATCGAAGTCAGCAGCACCACTGCGCGGCATATCCGTAGCCCATGATACGTTGCTGCTAATCAGGCCGTGAAAGAGCGCGCTGATAGTGATGTTACGTTTTGCTTCCACTACGTCGGACAGCGCTTTACGGATACCAGCAGCAGCAGTGAGTTTAAACACGTTACCAGTTGAATTGGTCATAATACACCTCGTTGATTGGTTTACTATTGGTTAATTTCACATAGCGCCCCGTGAGGCGCTATAGGCTATTAACCTTCACCGTAGCCGACCATTTGGCACCCCCCCCCCTAGTTGCTTAGGTAATTACTTCACATAGCACCCCGCAGGATGCTATAGGCTGTAATTACTTGCCCTGCTTTTGCTTGTGCTCCCGAAGCAGCTGCTGGATGCATCCAACCGCAACGGTCAGAATGATTAGTACGGTGCCTACCATCAAAAAGTACATAGCTAACCTCCTAATTGTGAGTTCACGGTGTACCAGCCCTTGGGCTCTTTGCTGCTGCCCTTTGTTTTGGTCTTACCGCGTACATTCGTACTGAATGTAGCGGATTGCTTTGTCCGCATATACCCTGCGCGGTTCAGTGCATCCCGGCGCTTTCTCAATTCCGAACCGGATAGCTTCTCCAGCCCCTCGAATTGTTGTTTCAACTTATCTTTGTATTTCATATTGCACCTTAAAGTTAATGATTAACGCCCTAGCAGTATTTAGCAGGACGCTAACTCTTAACCTTGTTACCCACTGCACTACCGTGGAACCTGTGGTTCAGGTCTCGGCGCTATTCTTTTAAGGGGCAGCGCCTCAGCGCCCCAGCCGTTTGTCGTCTCAGCTCTTGACGTTACATCTTTACTACTACTGATTGTCTAGGATTGGTCGTCATTGCACCAGTCAAGGTGCTGGGCCTCCCCGCAAACCAGCTTACTACGTTGTTCGCTATCTAAGTTACTCAGTGAATCCGAACTTGTCAAGCGTTTATTTCTTACTGCCTTACTGCTTACTCTGTACTACTTGCTTCGGGATTCAATCTAGCTTATGTTCTTCGCGGTGTCAACTCTTTTTATCGAGTGTCTAACCCTTCACACTATCTAGCTTTAATCCAGCGGAACCTCCCGGCTCGGCCCCGGTTAGCACCTCAGCGCCTCCCGGTGATTGAACTATAGCCCCATTGAACCAAAAGAAGCAAGTACTTTTTGCAAATATTTATCCCTAAGAGCAAAAAGGGTAAGCAGGTCATGCACTTACCATGCTAAACCAATCTAGGGATAGCGCAGGGATAGCACTATGCAGGCAATAGCTGTAGCCACTACTAGCCAATACTACCTAACACTATCTAATACTACATAAAGCAGAACGCAGTGTCCGTACGCAGTGTAAGGACACGGAGTGATGCGGTGACTGTGTAGGTATGTCAGCCTACTGCGTAGGCACAGGGACATACTAGTGAGTACTAGTGAGTGCATAGTGAGTAGTAGTGTATATAGTGTCCCTAAACCCCTCCTACTCCGGTTACTTCATTTCATAATAGCTTTCGAATGAAAGTAAGAGCAAAGGGATAGCATTGGGATAGCGCTGGAGTGTGGAAGTGCGCCCTAGTGGGGAGCGCGCAGCGTAGCACATAATCGGCACAATGTAAAGCACTATGGATAGCCCTAGCGCTAGCCTAGTATGTACTAGGGATAGCACTACAGCGCACTAGCTGGCCCACTGTGGCCCCACTACTGGCACACTAGGCAGGCACTAGGCAGGCCCACTGGACAGGCACAAAATAAGCAAGGCAGAGCGCACCCCTATGGCCCACAGAGAGCGCACAGGAGGCGCCCTAGTGAACGCACAGGGATAGCCATAGGGTAGCACTAGCGATAGCCCTAGCGCAGCGCAGAGAGCCACTGAGGCCCGCTGGTGCGCACTGGCTGGCCCTAGCATGCCCCACCCAGTGCCCCCCCCCTAAATTGACGCTAGGCACCCCCCCTATGGGGGCAATTGGGCGCGTTGAGGGTGAGGGAGGGGCTCGCGTGAGTCTAACAAATTTCGGGTTCAGGTATAGACGTGCAAGCCCCTGGATTTCCACGGAGCGCACCAGTGCCAACAAGTGCCGTTACTTGACCACGTTGCACAGCAAGTACGCGTACTTAACGTCTGCACCGGCCACGGTCTGAATGTTCACACGAATCTGCTTTGCACCTATTGGGACTTTACCCCTCAAGGTGTTCTTGCCGATTACCCTCCAACCAGTGGTGGTGCCCAGGTTAGCTGCTACCCCACCAGGCAGGCTGTTACCGGCAGCATCCAAGAACCCAATAGATACCTGCCCCGCGTTACCGGGGGTCGTCGCAATGTTCACCATGCAGGACATACTGAACATGCCGGGGTTAGTTACTGCCTGTACTTGCGATACGTTGGTACCGACACTTACAGGAGCAACTCGCATAGCTCCCTCTGTACCTTTAGGTCCAGCATTAGCCAGATACTCTACCACAGAGGATGTACCAGCCCCCTTATCTACCGTCCAAGCATTCAGGTTCCCATAACCAAAATCCCAGTTACTGAATGTGCTAAGACTAGAGTGCAAAGGACACGTACCCGCCCCGTTGCGTAGCTGCAGCATAACTCCAGAGGTTGTGACTGTACCGGCCCCTCCTATGAATGCGTGATACCCGAGCTCCTGCTCCTGCTGGTAGTGCCCGCCGTAAGGAACAGTTACACCTACAAGGTTCAGTAGGTTGTCGGTAGAGACATACAGCAGCGCCTGAGTCTGTCTAGGGTTTCTGTTTGTAACTATACTGCCCCCGATAATGTTGAATACGTTAGTGTGCCCAGCACTAATGTCAACGTATCTACGGGTACCAGCACTTCCAGGGTTCTCGAAGTTGCATCCGTTACAGGTTACTGTCGCACTACTCGCCGAATCCACAAAGAACGTGATGTTCAGGAACGAGCAGGTATTAAATACCATAGTGTATGAGGAGCAAGATACTCGGATATTACTACCTGCGCCATCGAAGAACTGGCAGTGGTAGAACGACAGAATCTCTCCAGAGTCATCTAGTCCAGCAGGCACATACAATATCCCGTTAGGGTTGAGGGCGTTTAGGCTGTTTACTTTGTAGAACACAAAGCGCCAAGAGTTGTGCCCCATTCGGATGTTGCGGTCGAACTTATCGAACGTGCACTCACGAACCTCGGTCTGCCCGTTATAGCTCTTGTCCGATCCCACTGTTTCCCTGCCAACCAGTAGCCCGTCTACTCCGGACGTTTTAGCACCAAACACGTACAGCCCCTGCAGGGCTGGGCTAAGGTTGTTGTAGTAGGCTGCGGGGGTATAGCTATAGCTGCTATTTATAGAAAACACAACCGAACCAGTAAACTCAGAACAGTCAATGCGCACCTTACCTTGATAACCAATAATACCGGCCCTGGAGGGATCTACATTAATTGGAGTGCTCCCCTTGAATTTGTAAGTCGCCACCCCGATATACAGGTCCGTATTCACAGAAGCAGCGTACGCATAAGCCGCAGCCACTGCTGGCTTACTGTCTATATCTGAATTCGGTAGTGCACCAAACATATCTGCCCAGATAGGTCCGTTTACTACTCGAAGCAGCCGCACTCCATTACTAGCCACTACTACCGTGCCATCGTTACCTGTAGCGGTGCTGCTGGTGCTGACCTTGAACAGCCCACCACCTAAACCAACCCCCTCATGCCAAGACAACAACCTAACAAGTTGCCCGTCCTCAGAGTGTGGGAATGCTTTTAGCTTAGCCATACTGGAGAATTGCGGGTACTCAATAGAATATCCCCCAGCCCTCACTAAATCTACTAGTGCCATATATCATCACCTATCGTTTCAATTCAGCCATAGCTGCGTTTACATTCTTATACTGGTTCCCAATGGCCTTGCTCTGCCATTGCCTACGCTCCCACAGACCCCAGCACACTTTGTTGCGCTGTCCGTTGATGTACTGAGAGCAATCAAAGGTCCAGCGAGTACCCCCCTTGTGCACCCACCCAACTCCTGGGGAATTCTTCTGGTACTTGCTAATATAACGCCAGTCCAGTACAGCCTTCGCGGCAGATGCATAATCAAGGCTTTTGAGGTGGCGCTTCACGGAGCTTCCGTTGAAACCAGCCACGCCTACGTTGTACGTGAAGTCCAGGGCACCTAGCAGGGCCACGTCAGAGAGCTGCATAGGAAGCCCGTCAAGAGCTTTTGCATGCTCCCCTGCTGATTGTATCAGTTGCTTCTGACAATCGCTCAGCGTGGCTCTCTGGCCCATTTTGACGCCCTTTGTCTCCCCGTAGCAGATAGTCGGGATACCCGCGCTGTCTTTGTAGGCGGTAAGGCTCAAGCCCTCGTTGTGCTGAATCACTCCAGTGGTAGCACCTCCGAGCATAGTGGCCCCCGTGAGGGCCGCAATAACCTTAGTCCTTAAACTCATATTTAATAGTCCCCTTACGTGCCTGCTCCTCTAGGAGCTTGAATGTACGTCGCTTGTAATACGCATTCCACGCCAGGGTTAGCACCGCGCACACAGTCGCAGTGATGAAGCTAATAGTGCTCCAGTTCCAGCTCATTAACTCTGCCAACCAACCTCCTGATACCGTGGCACCGGTAACTGCTGCACCTGCCCGGGTAGCGAGGTCAGACCCAACCACGTCTCCTACCTTAATCATCCTGCTGCCCCTTCTTCCTGAACAGCTTACGAATCACCAGAATGACTACTAGGGAGACCAGAGGAATGCTGGCCCCGGCTAATCCGGCGAGGATAAGACTGTAACTATCATTATTAACCACCTGCAGGCGCTCTGCCTGGATTGTCCCGGTGCTAATAGTTTGCACCTGCTTCTTACTGGACGTGTCCAAAGTGCCTACGTTAGAATCTGATACATCGGTTTTGTTAGCGGTGCTGGAATCCACCTTGTTATTCAAGCCAACGGTTTGTTTGGTGTTCTCGGCACCAACCTGAGCAGACACATCCGGCTTAGAACCAACTAAGCCGGTGAGTGCAGAGGTCGCCGAGCAACCAGTCAGAGTAACCGCGAGCAGTAACCCAGCGACCAGTTTACGCATTAGTTAGCAGCCTTCACTGCGGCTACTGCAGCTTCAAGCGCAGCAATCTTAGTATCGAAGGCAGCACCGGTCTGGGCCACGTTCTGCGGCTGCGTAAGGATAGCATACAGATCCTTACCGAGAATGTTCAGCTGGCGCAGCAGCTCCTGCTGCCGTGCTGGGGTTGCTTTTGCAATTGCCATGTATACTCTCCTTATGCTGCCGCGTCAGTAGCGGCTACGAACGCACTTTGCAGTGCAGTGAACGAATCATCAAATGCTGTGCCGGAACCCCCACCGAGCGGCATGCCTGTACCCGTAAGGGCGACGTAGCCAGTCTTAGAGAGCTGCGATAGCATGCTGAACAGGCGTGCCTGCAGCGTACCATCATCCTTGAAGGCTGTACCGGCTCGGGTGGCTGTATAGCCCTGGGACTGCATGTACGTGAAGAACGTGTTCAGCTTAGTCAGTGCAGTCGTACCTACGAAGCCCACGTTGTAGTCCGGCTGCACCTGCTTCTCCAGGTTCGGGCACGTGCCTACAATGGCGTACTGTACGTCCGCAGTTTTAGCCGCGATTATTGATGCCATTATCTTCTTCCTCTATGTTGTTTACCCCTGCCACGGTTCTGCAGCCGAGCAGCTACACCCCGAAGGCCCTTAGCCACTTTACTCTGTACCCAATCCAGTGGGTTCTCAATGAAGGCCCGAGCCATCTTCTCAGACTCACGCTCAGCCACCACTTTCTCATCTTCCACCAGATGCCCGTTCAGCGTAGCCACCATCATGGCGATTGCATCTGCTCGGTCATCCTTCGCCAAACTACCTCGGTCGTACGTGATGCCGGACAACTGCGCGAACGCAGAGTACAGCCAACGCCTATCGCGGGAGTACGCCATACAGGTGCTGATATCGTCGTGAATAGCACGCTCATGCACCACCAGGCGGTGACGACGAGTAACTGGGCTGATTGTGTCGATGATACGACGCTCTTTCTGCGTGGAGTTATTCAGGTCCCTTACACCGATACCGGCGAGACGTCGCTCCCGTAACCGGTTCAGGATAAGCATAGACACGGTACCGTGCCCCATGTTGCTCTCCACCACCATATCCGGGATGTCTAACTCTACGCACAGGTCAATCAGTTTATCAATGTTCTCTTCGCTGATACCCCCTTGGAAGCCGCCTACGGAGAATAGGTGAATGTACGAGTTCGCAGCACCCCCAGCAGCGTAGGACACTTCGTCTCCGCCACAACCCGCCGGGTCCACCACCAGCACCTTATGCTGGTACGGCAGGTGCATGTCCCCGTAGAATGCCGGGAAGTACATCTGCTGACCCATAATCCCCTCATGCTCGTGCTGGTACAGGTACCGGCGGTCCGCAATGTAGGAGAACGTTTCCGGGGAGGAATCCTGGCTGCCAGAGTAAACCAGCATATCTGAAAGCTTGATACGCGTACGCATCTGGTCGGACAGGGTAGTGTCGAGCATGTACTGCAGCTGGAAGCCCTCCGGACCAAAGTCCAGTTCCTTTTCAATCAGCGCATCCTCGTCATAGCGCCCGGGGTCCGTGCTCTCACCTAGCGTCCCATCAACACCGAAGCCGGTGCGTTTATAGCCGCGCTCAATAAGCTCCAGGATATAAGGAGCAAGTGTACTTCCATATCGCTCTTCCATTTCAACAGACGGAATGCGCCCGGGCCATACGCGGACCTCGAAGCCACGTCCCGGCAGGGTTTTATAGATGCTGTCCTTGGTCTGCGGTGTGCCCAGGTACAGTGTATCCCCGTGAGTACAGATAGCTGCGAAGTCTTTAGAAACCATCAGCAGCTGCTCACGCTGGGTTTGCGTTAAGCCGTTCTTGGTGGTCTCGATATCGTCTGGAATCAGCAGATCCGCACGCTTCCCCTGTAGGGATGCAGTGATACCTACACAGGCGACGCTGGCGGACTTATCCAGAGGTTTCAGGTCACAGTGTACGTCGTAACCTTCAAAGGAGGTTCGGTCCCCACGTGTAGGGTCAGCCTTCAAGTAGCACAGCAGCGGCCAGGTTTCCAGCATACGAATGATTAAGTTCGCTACGTCAGACGCCTGCTTCTCTGCACCGGACACAATCAGGATACGGCATGATTGGTCCTGGATGAGCCTCCAGACGGCGTACAGTGCAGCTAGTGTAGACTTAGCTTCACCACGCTGTGCGGCCACCATACGCTTCCTAGGGCCCTTCTGCATGTACTCTGCAATATCGGCCTGCATGTCCGTGAGGGTAAAGCCCAGGAACCGCATACCGATGTATGCGAATTCCCGGAAGTCGCTTAGCGCTGCGGCCATCATCATTGCGATATCCTCGCGCTCCTCTTTGGGAATACTGCGCGGATTCGCACTATAACCAGTAAGTTTCTGGTTGAGCATGCGCAGTCTTCGCGCAGTCTTCACCGATACCATTAGACAATTCCTTCTAGTAAGTCCTCAGAGTCTGAGCCACTAATCTTGTTTAAAATCTCTTTCTTACGCGCCTCTCTACGCGCCGCTAGTTCGTCATCGAATTCGTCACGAAGGTCCTGCATCTCCTCGGAATCTGCATCCGCGGTAATGTCATTGTCCTTCAAGAACTTAGCGATAACTGATTTATCTGCGGCGGGGAGCGGCACCTCGTCTTCCTTAGACTGCTTGATTTCTTCAATCAAGGCCTCAGTGAACATGCGGTGCAGCTCCGAGAGGCGACTGCGTTTAGCCGCCCCTGCCATACTTCCTCCCACTACGACGTCAGCACCCCGCTGGTGCGCAGGGCTGCCAGCAGTGCATTTAGTTGTACTACTACATCACCTGTATCCGTTGCGTCGGACACAGCTGCTGCTTTATCCAGATA